GTCAAACAAGAAGTCGTGGTCAAGCCGGCCAGCAACACCGTTAATACAGAAACACTAGCAGCAGCCATCAAGAGAATTGTCAACAACGACAAAATTCCTTCTGTATCTGCTGCGGGCAGATAAAACTCAAAAGTTGAACCTCCAAACAAGAGTTGGTCAACAAAATTACCACATAAATATTACCATGACTACATTCGTTGGCTTTAACACTCAGCAGCAATACAAGAAGTTCACGCTCACAGACTTTGAGCTGATCAAACGAGATCTATTGAATGCGTTTAACATACGGCAAGGACAATTGCCAGGCAGACCCGAGTACGGTACTACATTGTGGGCATACCTGTTTGAAAATCAGGTAGAAGCAGTCCAACAGGGCATACAAAATGAAATACAGCGCGTGGCCAGCGGTGACCCTAGAGTATTCATTAGCAATGTCAATGTTTACCCGCAGCAAAATGGTATGTTGATTGAGCTTGAGATACAAGTGTCGGGCAACACAAACTCAGAATTGCTCAGCGTCTTTTTTGATCAACAGACTCGCAGCGCCACGTTTGTATAACTACGCAGTTTTTTATGTCCATAAATAGAATGTCAGGACACAAAAGGTACACACGAGATGGCAAAGACCACTAGACAAACAGCTATATTTGGGGTAGAGGACTGGAAACAGATCTATCAAACCTATCGCGAGGCCGACTTTCAAAGCTACGATTTCGAAACTCTGCGCAAGAGTTTTGTAGATTATTTGCGATTGTATTATCCCGAAACCTTCAATGATTACATTGAAAGCTCAGAATACATTGCATTGCTGGATGTGATAGCATTCATGGGCCAAGCATTGGCTTTCCGCACCGACCTGAACACTCGTGAAAACTATCTAGACACAGCCGAGCGTAGAGATTCAGCAGTGCGTCTGGCCAACTTGGTTGGCTATACTGCCAAGCGCAATACTTCTGCTGAAGGTTTCCTCAAAGTATTCAACATCACCACCACAGAAAATATTGTAGATTATAATGGTGTAAACTTGTCCAATATAACTGTCAACTGGGCCGACCCAACAAATTTTGATTGGCTAGAACAATGGAACACCATCATCAATGCCAGTTTGGTCAATAGTCAAAAAATTGGCCGGCCTGGCAATCGTCAAACTGTATTGGGCATAGATACATATGAATATGGAATCAACTTGGTTCCGGGATTTTTACCTGTGATATCTTACAACAGCACCGTTGATGGAATCAATATGCCATTTGAAGCAGTGACTTCAACCACAGCCGGCGAAGACTATGTGTACGAGCCCAGCCCCACCCCGGGCCAAACTTTTAATATTTTGTATCGCAATGATCAACTTGGATATCAAAGTGCCAACAATGGATTCTTCTTTTTGTTCAAGCAAGGCACACTACAAAATCAAGACTTCAACTTGGCTGAACGTATTGCCAATCAAACAGTTAACATCAACATAGAAGGCGTGAACAACACAGATCGTTGGTTATTTCAACTGGACAATGTTGGTAATATAAATCGTGAATGGACACACACAGAAAATGTATATGCAGCAGCGGCTCAGCAGGCCACTGCGTTGCGCCCCATATATTCTACCACAAGTCGCACAAACGATCAGATAACAATGGTATTTGGTGACGGTGTTTTTAGTGAAATTCCAGTAGGTATATTCCGTGCATATGTTCGTGCGTCAAATGGTTTGCAATACATTATCAATCCCACAGACATGCAAAATGTTACAATACCCGTCAGCTATGTTGACCGAAGTGGTAATTTGCAGACATTGACATTCACCTGTGGTATTACACAACCGGTGAGCAACGCGCAAGGTCGCGAAAGCCTTGATGCAATCAAACAACGTGCGCCTGCAAGGTACTACACACAGAATCGAATGGTCAACGGAGAAGACTACAATCTTTTTCCGTACACACTATACAATTCTATAATCAAGAGCAAGGCCCTGAATCGTTCCAGCATTGGCACCAGTCGCTATCTTGACCTAGTTGACAACACAGGCAAATACAGTTCTACTAATACATTTTCAAGCGATGGTGCGGTATGGGAAGATAATATTTTACCCACATTGCAGTTTGGATGGAACAATCGCAACGAAATTGCAAGTGCAATCTCAAACCTGGTGCAGCCCAACTTGGCCGAAGTCACATTCAAGCAGTTTTACTATGCTAATTTTCCTAGAATTAACGTCAACACCGGGGGCACTGCTCTTAGCACGTGGAATCAAAGTACCACGCTGGCCAATGAAACCACAGGATATTTTAGAAATGCAGTGACGTCGCCAACTTGGACCAATGGTACACCAATTCCGGTGGGCACGTACTCCAGCACCAATTTCAAATATGTGGTAGTAGGTTGTTTGATCAAATTTGTTGCGCCGGTAATTTCCGGGCAGCCGTACTACTTTGATGCCAATAACAAGCTACAACCCGGAGTACCAACTCGAGCTGATGAAAGATTGGAAATCTGGGCCAGCCCCACAGCCATTGTGGGCAATGGCTACAACAACGGCAATGGTAACTTTTCTACAGGTCAGGGACCGGTCACACTCAACAACTTTGTGCCCACTGGTGCAATTGTTGACGTGATTGTTCCGGTCTTTGTCACAGATTTGCCTCTTTCGATTCAACAAGAAATGGCTCAGCAGATTCTTTTGTTTCGTAATTTTGGCATTGGGTACGACAACACCAACACGGTAGCAAGAGCCGTAAATGGTTGGTATGTTATTACTAGTACCAATCTTGACCTGGAAACTGCCTGGAGCCAGTCTGTTCCGGGTGCAGCCGGTAATACCAATGGGGACGTGTCTGATGCCAGCTGGATGGCAAAGTTTGTTGTGAACAATAATCAGTACACAGTCACATTCCGTGGACTTGCTTATTATTTTGGTAGCGTGATTCAAACACGCTTCTTCTTCTACGGCGATCAAAAAATCTACGACAGCAGAACAGGCAGAACTATTCGTGATTTTGTTAATGTGTTGGCAGTAAACACCAAGCCCGAGTCAACTTCGTCCCTGCCGGGGGACATATACACCACTATTGTTGGCCAACCTGTGGAGTCAGATGGATTTGTGGATGACTTCAGGGTACTAGTAAGTTATCGAGACAATGATAATGACGGAGTACCAGACAACCCAGACTTTTTTACAGAGATAGTGGGCCCAACTCCAATAGGACGTGATGCTGTGCCTGTGAATGCAACTTCTCCCTGGGTGTTCCTGAAGCAAACTGTGGACTTTGACAATTTGCAACGGTTCTTGTTGACTGAACCCAACGTGGTGAACAGCGCTTACGCAACTCTTGATGCGATTGAACTTGTAAAATTCCAATACAGCCCCGGTCAGATCTTCTATGCTTATGGTACGGAAGAATTTTACGGTCTATCGATCAATGCCACAGGTGTTCGAACTCTTGATGCACAGCCGGGCTGGATTGCCAAAACTGGCCGCCAGGCCTTGTATTTCCAGTATCGTCACAATAGTCCGTTGACCAATCGAATTGATCCGGGCACAACCAATATCATTGACATATATGTGGTTACTCAGGCCTATTATACTGCATATCAAAACTGGCTGCGCGATACCACAAGAACAGTGGTACAACCTTTGCAGCCCACCCTAGACGAATTATCAACTGCATACCAAGATTTGCAAAATTACAAGATGATGAGCGATAATATTGTGCTGAATTCAGTTTCATTTAAGCCCTTGTTTGGTCCCAAAGCGGCCACACAACTGCAGGCAACTATCAAGGTAATTCGTGCTCAGAATTCAGTGGCCAGCAACAGCGAAATACAAAGCGCAGTGTTGACTGCAATGAATGATTATTTTAGTATTGACAAGTGGAATTTTGGTGACACATTCTACTTCTCAGAATTGGCGGCATTCTTGCACAGAAATTTAGGATCAATTGTAAGTTCGGTGGTGCTGGTACCACTTGATCAACAAAAATATTTTGGTGACCTATACGAAATTAGGTCAGAGCCAAATGAAATTTTTGCAAACGGTGCCACAATTGACAACATTGTTGTCATTGATGCACTGACCAGTACCAATTTGCGTACTGCCATTGGTAGCGGAGTAATTTAATGGCCACAGTTAGAAGTGTAGATTTTCTTCCAGAAATTTTCCAAACAGATGCAAACAAGCAGTTCCTGGCTGCCACATTGGACCAGCTGATTCAGGAACCCAAATTTAAGAAGACACAAGGATTCATTGGACGCACCATTGGTCCAGGGGTGAATCCCAGCGACAAGTATGTGGTTGGCCCAGACAAGGTTCGCAATGACTATCAGTTGGAGCCCGGTGTTATCAGCTTGACACCAGGTGACAATACCAAAATCAAAGACTCAATTACCTATCCGGGTATGAATGATGCACTGTCGTTCCAGGGGGCAGTGACCGCGCAGCCTGATCGTTTGTACACCAGCGAATACTATACATGGGATCCGTTTGTTAATTTTGACACTGCCGTCAACTTCAGCCAATACTATTGGTTACCCGGCGGGCCAGACGTGGTAAATGTATCTGCACCAGGCGTGCCCACCAGTGAAATTTTTACAGTAAGCAGGGCCAACGGTGTTTATACTTTTTCTGGCCTCGACGGCAACAACCCCACTATTGATGTTGTACGCGGGGGCAATTATACTTTTCGAGTGGCTCAACAAAATGTTGAAACTATAAATTTTCGTGTGACCAACAGCGGAGTTGCCAGTTATCAAATTGATTATGTGTCCAATCCTGTGTTGACCTTGACTCGTGGCAATACCTATGTGTTCACTCTGAATCAGATTGCAGGATTGCCATTCTGGATCAAGACAGCTGCTACCACGGGCATTGGTGATGCATATAATGCAGGCATCAGTCGTAATGGTTCCGATGAAGGTTTGGTAACTTTTGTTGTGGCGCAGGATGCACCGGATACACTTTACTATTCATGCCAGACTCAGAGCTTAATGAATGGACAGATAAACATTATCGATGGAACCCCGGGAACAGGATCGTTATTTTGGATACAAACTGCTCCGGGTATCAGTGGAAAAAATCCAATAACGCCCAATATCAGTTCAAGACAAGTGTACGGGGTAGTTGACAACGGGACCGATCTGGGCACCGTAACTTTCAATGCACCTGCCAAAGATGCACAAGATTTTTATTACAACCTTGTCAGTGCCGGCACAGTTGATTTGATAACAGATTTGCGATTTGATCAAATCAACGGAGCAAGACTGGATCAGTTTATAGCCACCTACGGCGGCATTGACGGCACCACCAATCTTGATACTCGTACCTTGGTTTTCACCAATCAAAATCCAGGACCAGGCGGCGGCTGGTCGACACAAACGAGATTTGACCCGTTGGACAGCAATGCCACTCAACAAGGTGATCCTGGCAGCTTTGATAATTTACCATTTTCGTATACAACAAATGTTCCTGTTGATGAGTATTACAGTGTGTGGCAGATCAGCTACGTTCAGGGCAGTGGCGGTTCTACCTACATACAACTGCGCAGTACCAGAACTGTTAATCTTCTTGAAAAATTTTCAATATCATACGGAACCCAGTATTCCAGCACACAATGGTATAAACTACAAAATGGTTTTTTTGCTGAAATGCCTGTGCTAACTGCACAACAAGACATACTGTACTTTCAAGACAGCACAGATCCTGAAATTTTTGGACGCATTAGATTGCTGGAGCAAACAGATGCTAGTACATTGTACATTGACGATATTTTAGGCAAGACTGTTTACACCAGCCCCAATGGGGTGGCGTTCACTAATGGACTCAAGGTACGTTTTCCTGGCAATGTATTTCCTGCCAGTTATGCCACTGACTCGCTTACTTTGGAGTGTACTGCTACCGCCGCTGGTTTGAATATCATTACCTGTGACCTTACAACAGGGTTGATAGTTGGTCAGCAGTGTATGTTTGCAGGTACTCCATTTGGCGGTGTTGTTGCTGACGTTGTTTATTATATTCATACTGTGTTTAGCAACACACAATTTATAGTCAGCACAACAAAAGGCGGACCAGCAGTGACATTGACTTCGGCGAATGGGTTGATGAGTGCCGTAGCCAGCCAATCCCCCGAATATTATGTGAGTGGAGTTGGCACTGCAATTGAATTGCTGGCCGTGGATAATTTCATTACCCCGGAACAATCATTGACAGAAAATACGCCGCTGGGTATAATTGATTATTTGACAGTGAATCGTGCCAGCAAAGATCTAAATGCATGGACTCGCAGCAATCGTTGGTTTCACATCGATGTGCTCAATGCCACTAGCAAATACAACAATACTCCATTGACATTGGACAATGCACATAGAGCCAAGAGAGCAATTTTACAATTTAGACCAGGCGTTCGTTTGTTCAACATG